CATCAGCACCTTCCGCGTGAATGATGCCGGCCAGGTGTTTGTGGAACGCGTGATCACCACCTATCAGACATCCCCTTCCGGTGCTGAAGACATCAGCTATTTGGATATCGAGACGGTGAAGACCCTGTCTTATATCCGCTACGATCTACGCACCATGATCGCGCTGCGCTTCCCGCGCCACAAGCTGGCGAATGACGGCACGGCCTTTGCCCGCGGGCAGAATGTGGTGACGCCGGGGACGCTCCGCGCCGAGATCGTCGCGCGCTTCAAGCAATGGGAAGCGGCGGGCCTGGTGGAAGGCGTGGATCAATTCAAGCAGGACATCATCGTGCGGCGGAGCGAGAGCGATCCGAACCGCGTGGATGCGCTGCTGCCGCCTGACCTGGTGAACCAATTCCGCGTGCTTGCCGCGCAAATCGAATTCCTGCTGTAATTTGAGGAGAAAGGCAGATGCCGCAATTCCTGGGCCGCGCGACCATTCGCGCCAATGGGCAGGTGATCGAAAGCGCGAAGGGCGCCAGCCTGGATGTGGGTGGCACCAAGCGCAACCCCGTCACCGTGGGCCGCGTGGTTGGCTGGGCAGAAGAAACCATGCCCGCCATGTGCGAATGCGAAACCAGCCTGCGCGCCGGGCAATCCATCGAAACCTTCCGCAGAATGGCGGGCGTGACAGTGATCTTCGAATGCGACACGGGCCAGCGCTACGTGATCAACGACGCGTTTCTGACCGACACGCCGACGATGAAGGATGGCGAAGGCGGGAACATCACCCTGAAATTCGCCGGGCCTCCGGCTGAGGAAGTGCTGTGATGCGCGCCTCCATCAAGATCACGCTCAAGGAACCGATTGTGCTGCGCAGCCTGGATACCGGCGCGGAAGTGCATCGCATTGCGGAGATTGACTTCCGCGAACCGCGCGCGGGCGATATGGCGGCGGCGATGGATGCGGGCGGTGCGGGTGGCACTGGCTCCATGATCCTGGCGCTGGCCGCGCGGTGTTCCGGCCTGACGCGCGCGCAGGTGGATGATCTATCCATTGATGATTTCTTCGCGATTTCTGAGGTCGCGACCAGTTTTTTGCAGCGTGGCCAGGAGACTGGCCCGAATGCTGCGAAATTGTCTGGGGCACCTTCGGGCTCGCTGCCGGGTGGCAGCGGTGGAGCGCCGCAGAACTCCGGTTCTTGACCAACCGCGCGGTGGAATGGAACCGCCGCATGGCAGCGAGGTAGTCACCTAAATGTCGGGTTCCCTCCGGCTATCCATCCTGATCGAAGCGATTGACCGCGCATCGCAGCCCTTGGCGGCGTTGCAGGCGCGGCTTGGTGGCATTGCGGCTGGGATGCTGGCGGTGGGGCAGGCGGCGCAGCGGTTATCCAATGTGAGTGGCGCTGGCGTGCTGGCCGGCGCGCTGGGCAATGTTGCCGGGCGCGCGCGGGATGCGGCGGGGGCGGTGGCGGGGCTGAGTGCCAAGCTGGCAATCGGCGCGGCGGGTGGCGCGTTTCTGTTCAATCAGCAATTTGTGCGCGGCGCGGCGGATTTTCAGAATTATCAGGTGACGCTGGAAACTGTGATGGGTAGCGCGGAAGCGGCCCAGGAACGGCTTCAACAATTGACTGAGTTTGCCAATCAAACCCCTTTCAATGTGGGTGAGGTCGTGAGAGCGGGCGTTTCATTACAGACGCTTGGCATTCGTGGCGAAGCTGCCGAGATGTCGCTGAAGGCGGCGGGCGACGCGGCTTCAGTTTTTGGCGGCGGCTTGGATCAGGCCATCAATGCCATGAATGCCGTGCTACGCGGCGAGAATGATCCCATCGAACGCTATGGCATCCAGGCGCGCACCGAAGGCCGTGCGGTGATGCTTAGCTGGATCGAGAATGGCCGCCAGATGCGCGCATCTGCTGACAAAAACAGCCGTTCAGAGGTTGCGCGGATTACCGCGATGGCGATGGCTGGCGTGGCGCCAGATGGCATGAGGCGCCGCGCGCAGACCTGGGATGGCATGCTTTCCAACTTGGCGGATGCCTGGTCCAACTTCACGCGCGCCGTCGCTACGTCAGGACCATTCCAATTTCTTCAGGACCAATTGAGAGACGTCTTGGCCTGGATTGAGAGGATGAAGACCGAAGGGCGCCTGGACCAATGGGCGCGGGATATTGGCGCAGGCATCACGCGCGCCTTTGAAGCCATTCGCCAATTCGTGGTCGGCACAGAAGAAACGCCGGGGGTCATTGATCGGCTTTCCAATGTCTTTGAGCGTGTTTCGCGCGTTCTTGCGCCGGTGGTGGAACGCTTCGGTGGCCTTGAAACCTTCCTTGCCGCGGTGGCGCTTGCACTCTCCGGTGGGTTGCTCACCTCCTTGGCTTCCCTTGCTGCGGCGATGACAACCCTTTCGGTGGCGCTGCTGCTGACCCCGGCTGGCTGGTTCATCGCGGCAACGGCGTTCTTCGCTGGGCTTGGTGTGGCGCTGTACCAGAACTGGGACAAGGTTGAGGCGCTTTGGTCGAGGCTTGGTGACGCCTTCCGTAACTTCCTCAATTCCGAACAGATGCAGGAAGCACAGCGCATCTTTGGTGGCTTGGCTGATTTCATCATCGAGGCTTGGAATGGCGTAGGCCAAGTTTTCACCAATATCGGCGGCACCATTCAAAAGGTGTTCGCCGATGTGCTGGGCTACTTCCAGCCCGTGCGGGACGCGCTGAGTTGGGTGATGGACCGCGTGCCGGGTTTCGGCGGTGGCAGCAGCGCCCCCGCCGCGCCCACGCCGCGCGATGCGGGCCGGGGCAATGCGCTCCGCCGCCGATCCATCTATGGCGACAATGCCCTGCCGGATGGCGCGGGTGGCGGCGTGATGCCCCCGGCGAATGACGTGCGCCTGCAAGCCGGGCTTGATGTGCAAATCCGCGCGCCGGAAGGCTTTGGCGTATCCGTCACGCAGCGTGGCGCAGATGATGGCATGGCGCTGAATGTGCGGCGCGGGATGCTGGCCACACCATGAGCGAGGCACTGACCAGCATCGCCGGCCTTGCCTCTGCCCTGCCTTGGGTGGGCGCCAATCTGCGCCCTGGCGCTTTGCGGGGCCTGCTGTTCTACGTGCAGTCTTCGGAAGAAAATGCCACCCGTCGCTGGGTGACGCATGAATTCCCAGGCCGCGATGAAGCCTGGCATGAAGACCTTGGCCAAAAGACCCGCAGCTTTTCTGTCGAAGGCCTGTTGGTGGGGCCGGATGTGGTGCTGCAATCCCGCGCCTTCGCCCGCGCCGCGGCAGACCCTGAACCCGCGACGCTGCTGCATCCCTGGCTGGGCGCGATGCGCGTGGTGGTGCTGGATTGCCGCATCAGCCATGATGTGAACCAGGCGCGCGTGGCGCGGGTTTCGCTGCGGGTAGAGAAGGCCGGCACCAAGCCGGCGCCGGTGATCGGGCTTGATAGCCTGGGCGAAGTGCTGGATGAGGCTGACCGGCTGCTGACTGCCGCGCAATCCGTCTATGCCGAATATCGCTTCATGCGCGCGGCGGCGGATTTCATCATCGAAAGCTTCAAGGCCAGCGTGCTGGGGATCGCGGGCGCCATTGAAGGCGCGCTTTCCAATGCGGGGCTGGTGGGCGGTGCGGCGGGCAGTGTTTCCGCGCTGGCTTCCGTGAATGATGCGGCGATTGTGTCTGACACCGCCGTGCCGCTGGCGGTGGCTTCGGCGGCGCGGGATGTCTCCGCCCTGGCGGGTGGCCGCGCGGCACTGACGCGGGGCGCGGATGCTGCGCCGCAGGGCGCCTTCGCGGCGCTGGATGCGCTGAATGCCCAGGAATTGGTGAAGGCGCCGATCGGCGCCGCCACCACGCCCGCGCGCCAGCAATTGGCGGCGGCGAATGAAGGCTTGGCCGTGCTGGCGGCGGCTATGTTTGCCGGCGAATTCGCCCGCGCCGCAGCGGCGGTGCAATGGGCATCGCGCGATGAAGCGATGGTGGCGCGGGACAAGGTATCCGATGCGCTGGCCGCGGCTGCGGACCGCGTGGCGGCGGCGGGATGGGATGCCGTGTGGCAGCGCCTGGTGGCGCTGCGTGCCGCCAGTGCCGCTGACCTGGCTGAGCGTGCCGCGCCGCTGCCGCGCATCAAGCGGCTGGAATTACCGGGCGTGATGCCTGCCTCGTTGATCGCGTATCGGCTGGATGGGGATAGCCTGCCGGATGTGTTTGGCCGAGGCGCTGCGCTTTCCGCGCGCAACCGCGTGCGGCATCCGGGCTTTGTGCCTGCCGCTCAGCCGATTGAGGTGCTGGTATGAGCGCCGCGATTGCCGCGACCGTGGAATTGACCGTGGATGGCCTGACCTATCGCGGCTGGCGCAGCATGAAATGCAGCCTTGGGCTGGATGCGGCGGCGGCGGAAATCTCCATTGAAATGGCGGAACGCTGGGCCGGTGCGGAAGATGCCGCGCAGATCGCGCGCAGCATCCGCCCCGGTGCGGAATTCCTGCTGACGCTGGAAGGTGAAGCCGTGGTGGAAGGCTTCCTGGATGCGCTGGAAGTCAGCTACGACGCCACGAACCACACGCTGACCGTGCGCGGCCGCGAACGCACCGCTGATTTGGTGGATTGCGCGGCGACCGTGGATGGCCCTTACGAATGGGCCAATATCGGCCTGGAAGAAGCGGCGCGGCGCATCGCCGAACCCTATAGGATTGAAGTGCGGGCGGAAGCGGATTTGGGTAAAGCCTTCCCGCGCTTTTCGATCCAGCCCGGCGAAGCGGCGTGGGAGGCCATTGCGCGGGCCGCACGCGAACGCGCGGTGATCGCAACGGGCGATGGGCTCGGCACGCTGATCCTGACCCGTGCTGGCGAAGGTGGCGAAGCCGCCGGCGCGCTGCGCTTGGGCGGTAAGGATGGCAATATCCTGCGCGCCAATGGCAGTTTTGATGTCGCGGAACGGCATGATGTGGTGGTGGTGCGTGGCCAGGCGCAGGGCGAAACCTCAGCCAGCCAGGGCGAAGCGCGCGCGACGGATGAAGACATTATCCGCCATCGCCCGAAGGTGATCCTGGCCGAAGCGCAGGGTGAGGGCGATACCTTCCAGGACCGCGCGACGCATGA